AAAATATCAATTTTTCTACACTCGTAAAAAGTTTATAGACAAATCATTTTAGTTATGAACATAGAATTAAAACCTAGATTTTGGGCAATATTAAATGGTGGGATTGAACAGGCTTTTCTTCCTTTAAAATTATCTTTTAGTATTTCTATTATTCTTTCTTCCATATCTCGTTACGTTTCTTATTTAAACCGTTGAGGAAAATCGCCTTCGGTTGAACAAACATAAACCATATATTTGTAATATCCAAATTTGCAATGACAGAAGCTTTCAAAACCTTTTTCCCTTACTTGGTCTGTTTTATTTTAGGCGTGCTAGTATGCCTAATGTTTCGAGGCTGTGGAGGCGGTGAAACAGAAACGGTAACCATTGAGAAACCTGTTTACAAAACAGAGTACGTTGACCGATGGAAGGAAAAGCCCGTTAGATTCGTTGAAACAAAAGTTATAACCCGTACCGACACGGTAACACTTGAAAAAGTAGTTAGTCGTTTTGATACGTTGTTATTGATTGATACGGTTAAGATAGTTGAGGCATGGCTAACTGAGGTAGTGCACTATGACACAACTGCACCAGTAGGGGGTGGTGCACTTAGATTAAGGTGGCACAATTACCAAAACCTAACCGAGAGTCTTCGAATTGATTACACGCCAAAGAAAAACCCTATGAATTGGGCGTTAGGCGTTCATGCTAACGCGGGGTTGTTGTCTGATTTTAGAACTGAATATCGTCCTTTATTCGGCTTAGGTTTGCAAGTTTCAGTTAAAAGAACGTATATTGCGGCAAACTACGGCTTCAACGGAAAACATTATGTTGGTGTTGGCGTTGGGTATAACTTTATACAAAGATGAAAGAAAAGCATGACAAATGGGTTTACGAATCTCAGTTGGTCGAGGTTAACGAAACCTCTAAAATATCATGGGAAACAAGAGGCACATTTACAATTACGCACAATAACACAACTAAAACATTTTCGACAATTAACGGTGTTTGGTTTTGTTTTAGCTCTAAATTTTTCTGTGTAACAAACCTTAACTAAATGAACATTACAAGAGAATTTGATTACGATGCTTACCGAGACAGCGAAACCGTTAGAGAATTGGTTGACGCATATCTGATAGTTAATAGGAACATTCAATCTAACACATTAGACGAGAACTCCGATATAATGGAAACAACGTTCGCCAAGTCATTTAGTAAGCATATGGCTAAAGAGATTGAGCGCGTAGCACCTAAGTATTGGGAAAAGATTAAGCTAGAGCAAGACTAACAATGGGAAACAGAAGCATCAAAGGTCAAATCGTTCTTGAATATTTAGAGGACGAAACGTACAACCATTTGCCCAACAAATCACTGGCATCGGTTATCTACGAGAAAAACAAAAAGGTTTTCAAAAATGTAGATGATGCGAGGTCAAGGGTTCGTTATTATCGAGGTCAAATGGGAGACAAACAGAGACATTCGGCAACGCACAAAACAGAAAAGGCAGAACACGCAAAAGCGTTAGGTGTTTCTAACCCGTTCGGATTACCTGATACTGACGAGGAGGATTGGGATGCTTATGTACTTCCAAAAGGCGCAACGCGAATACTTCTTTTGTCGGATATTCACGTACCATATCACAACATTGAAGCGTTGACAATTGCCATAAATTACGGCAAGGAAAAGAACGTTAACGCGGTTGTGTTGAACGGTGATACGTTAGACTGCTATGCTCTTAGCCGTTACGAAAAAGACCCTAGAAAACGAAAGTTCAGCGAAGAGTTAGAAGCGTGTCGGCAACTGTTGGGAATACTTCAAAAGGAATTGCAATGCCCTATATACTTCAAGTTGGGAAACCATGAAGAAAGGTACGAGGCTTATTTAAGAACCAAAGCACCTGAACTACTCGGAACGTCTGACTTTACGTTAGACACCTTACTACGGTTCGGTCAATACGGTTGTGAGTTGATACAGGACAAGCGAATCATCAAAGCGGGGCATTTGAATATCTTACACGGTCACGAATTTGGGCGTTCTGTTTTCTCACCTGTTAACCCTGCACGAGGGTACTACATGAGGGCTAAGGCATCTGTTATATGTGGACACAACCATCAAACTTCTGAGCATACAGAGAACAATTTAGAAGGCAAGATTGTCACTACATGGTCTACTGGTTGCCTTTGCGAGATGCACCCGCAGTATATGCCTATCAATAAATGGAATCACGGCTTTGCGTACGTTTCTGTTGACCCTTCTGACGGTAGTTACGAGGTTGACAACTTCCGAATTATCGAGGGTCGTTTGAGGTAATCTGAACTCAAAAGGCTAAAATTTTCACTTTTTTCTTGCTAAAATTTGCGTATGTGAAAAACATACCGTTACTTTGGTGTCATAATCAAAACACAAAACGATGGAAAAAACAGCTATTGTAAATTGGAAAGGGTTTGAATTGGAAATAACCTACGACCCTATGTTGTACCCTGAAGTACAGGTAACTGACATCATATACAACGATGACCAAATACCTTTCTTCGAGAAGGTGCAGAACTCGCCTACCTTCATTGCAGACGTTAATCAGCTTGCGGCTGAGGATTACTTTGACGTTCACTATGACGAGTTAGAAGAAAGGGAAATGGAGCGTATGCAGCCATGCCCCGATGATATTCACGAAAGACAATTTGACAAATGAAAGCACCAATATTCTTAAACAAATTCAGAGAGGATAGCGTACCCGCGTTAGCTAGGTTGATAGCATTCAAAGCCGTTAACGAACTGAACGAAGGTAATTTTGAGCCAATCGAGGTAACTGAATTAGAGTTCGAATTGGTTTGTAGATTCGCTGATTATCAACCAATTAGACCCGCTTTAGGTACTGATTTTATTCGTATCTTCGATGAACTGGACAACGGAAAAGACATACAAATTCAAGACCCATTTAGAAAATAGAGAAATGAAAAGTATCTACAAATCATTAGCAGCATTTCAACAAGAAGTGCCAACCATTCACAAGGGAACTAAAGGCTACGGCTATTCATACGCTGACCTACCTCACATCTTTGAAACAATCAACCCGTTATTGGCAAAGCATAAGCTAGGCTTTACGCAAACGGTAAACGGTACGCAACTTTGCACTACTATCTTTCACATTGAAAGCGGTGAGACAATCGAAGGGTGTGCATATATTCCACAAGGCGTAACGCTTAAAGGAATGAATGACTTTCAGGTCCTTGGTTCTGCAATCACTTATATGAGACGTTACCAACTTAGCGCAATGCTTGGATTGGTTACAGACAAAGACACGGACGCTGGAGGCGAACAGACAACTAAGGCAAAGCCACAACCATCAAAACCCGAATTGAAACCTGATACGGAAGCGTGGGAAAAGGCTATTAAATACCTTGTTGACGGTGGCGTTATTTCAGCTATTGAAGGCAAGTACGCATTGAGCGAAGTCAACAAAAAGTTACTAATGGACGATGTACTAAAATGAGCAAAGACCTATTCCATCAACAAAGAGAAACCGAGATACTCGCCCAAATGGACGAGGCTACTTATCTGCAAATTCCTTCTGACTTACGAGATGTAATGAAGCTGAAAAGCATTGACGAACCTAACTGGCGTCCTGTGTACGAAGCAGACAAAGAATGGCAAGAAAAGCACAAAGCGTTTATTGAGGCGTTAAAGGCTCAGAAACAAAGAGAGGACGAAATTAGAGCAGAGAACAAATGAACGAAAAAGAAAAACGTGCTTTAGAAATTGCTAACGCTTGCATTGATACGGCAAAAGAAATATCAGAAGCACTAAACAAAAGAACAAGAAGGGCTAAGATAGATTTTGAGTTTTATTCAGATTACAACGGTGCTTATTTGTTGCCTACGGTTTACGCTTTTAGATACGATGGAGGTTTTACGTTGAGATTCAACTTATTGTTTTGGGATTTAGAAATAGCCTTTGTAAGATGATTGAACTTAAAGCACAAATAGAAGGCATACAAAGCCGTAAGGACAACACGATAAAGGTAGTCTTGGGAACACAGGAGTTGAAGCCTTCAGACGGTGGTAAATTGCTTGCATTGAGCAATAAGCTATGTTCTATTGGAATTGCGCCTAACGATTTAACACCTGACGAGATAAAGACGCTTCAAGAATCAAAGCTATCTATTGACGATGTGCCGAATGGTAAAAGTTGGTCGCAAAAATACAGGGGTGCATTATACCGATATTGGGAACAACATCAAACGGGATTTGATACCTTTAATGCGTTTTACGAAGATCACTACACAAAACTTTTTAATCGAGTAATATCAAAACTAGAACAATGAGCAACAAACTAACAGCAACAGTTCACAAGGTACTGGAAACACAAACCTTTGATAGCGGATTCACTAAAAGGGTTCTCGTTTTGAGAACCACAGGAGACTACCCGCAAACTATTCCTTTCGAGTTCACTAAGGATAGGACATCACTACTTGACAACTTGCAAGAGGGTCAAATGGTAACAGTACACTACGACATCAGAGGCAACGAATACAACGGTAAATTCTATTGCAATCTTACAGCATGGAAAGTTGATTCAGAAGAAAACGGTAGCGCGGTAATCGCAGAAGCTGCAAGGGAAAAAGCAACACCTCAACCGATTGAAGAACCTGACGGATTAGATTCTTTACCGTTCTAATTACCATTTTAATTCCGTATCTTTATGGTATGGAAAAACAATGCTTCAAGTGCCAAAAGATTAAGCCCCTGTCTGAGTATTATAAACATTCTCGGATGGGGGATGGTCATTTAAACAAGTGCAAAGAATGTACTAAGAATGACGTTGCTAAAAGAGAAAAGGAACTACGTAAAGACCCTAAGTGGGTTGAAAAAGAAAAAGAGAGGTCAAGAAATAAATATTACAGATTGGGATATAAGGACAAGCATAAGCCAACACTAGAACAAAAAAGAATATTGATGGATAGGTATGCTGAAAGGTATCCTGAGAAGATTAAAGCCTCAATAATAAGTCAAAGAATGAAACCTGAAACAGAAGG